GGGAAAATACCCCCAGAAGAAGGTCATTATGGCCTCACACACGGCTGATCTGGCCGTGTCCTTTGGTCGTCGCGTGAGGAACTTGGTCGGTACCGATGCCTATAAACACGTTTTCCCTACAGTCGAGCTTCAAGCGGACAGTAAATCTGCTTCTAGATGGGGGACTAATTTTAACGGGGAGTATTTTGCTATTGGTGTTGGTGGCGCTCTTGCCGGTCGTGGTGCTGACCTATTTATCATTGATGATCCTCATAGCGAACAGGAAGCCAAGCAAGGAAGACCCGATGTCTTCATGCCCGCATGGGAGTGGTTCCAATCAGGCCCCATCCAGCGACTGATGCCGGGCGGTGCAATCATCGTGGTGATGACGCGATGGTCAAAACTTGACCTGACGGGTCAGATCATCGACCACATGACGAAGAACGACGATGCCGATCAGTGGGAGGTGGTCGAGTTCCCCGCCATCCTGAATGATAAGCCGCTCTGGCCTGATTTCTGGTCATTAGACGAGTTGATGGCGAAGAAGGCGGGTATGGACCCCCGGTACTGGCAAGCCCAGTATATGCAGCAGCCCACCTCCGAGGAGGGTGCGTTAATAAAGAGGGAGTGGTGGCAGGTCTGGGAGAGCGAGAACCCGCCACGGTGCGAGTTCATCATCATGTCCTTGGACGCCGCCCAAGAAACAAATAACCGCGCCGACTATAACGCCCTGACAACGTGGGGCGTGTTCTTTAATGAAGAGACAAACAACCACAATATTATTCTTTTAAACGCCATCAAAAAGCGGCTTGAGTTCCCGGAGTTGAAGCAGTTGGTATTGGAGGAGTATAAAGAGTGGGAGCCTGACGCTTTCATCGTGGAGAAAAAGTCTAATGGCGCTGCGCTGTATCAGGAAATGCGGCGTATGGGCGTACCGATAGGTGAATTTACTCCCGGTAAAGGTCAGGATAAGATTAGTCGTGTTAATGCCGTCTCTGATTTGTTTTCTGCTGGAATTGTGTGGACGCCTGACAGGCGTTGGGCGTGGGAGGTAGTCGAGGAATGCAACGACTTCCCGGCGGGAAGGAATGACGACTTGGTGGACTCTACCACCCTTGCCCTGCTGCGGTTCCGGCAGGGAGGGTTCGTCAAGTTGCCCTCAGATGAACCAGAACCCGTACAATGGTTCAAGTCCCGTCGCGCCAGACGGGCAGCTTATTATTAGGAGCAAAAAAGATCATGGCCGTTGATAAGGGTTTGTATGCCGCACCAATGGGCCTTGAGGCGTTGGCGGAAGAGCCGATAGAGGTATATATCGTCGCAGAAGGCGAAGAAGGTGACTTCCCGGAAGAAGGGGAAGACGGGAACTCGCCTGAGTTTGACATGAACCTCGCGGAAGAGATGGATGACGGGCAGTTGGCCGCTCTCGCGAACGATCTGCTGGGCGACTACGACGGTGACATCTCCAGCCGGAAAGAGTGGCTGGACACGTACATAAAAGGCTTGAAGCTGCTGGGCTTGAAGTATGAGGAGCGCAGCGAGCCTTGGGCGGGTGCGTGTGGTGTGTTCCACCCCCTGCTGATGGAGTCGGCGGTCAAGTTCCAGTCCGAGACCATCATGGAGACCTTCCCCGCAGGCGGGCCTGTGCGGGCAAAAATCATCGGGAAAGAGACGCCTGAGAAGTTAGCCGCTGCCCAGCGGGTAGAAGAGGACATGAACTATCAGATCACGGAGGTGATGCAGGAGTATCGCCCCGAGCATGAGCGGCTCCTCCTGTCTGTATCTCTGTCGGGTAACGCCTTCAAGAAAGTCTACTTCGACCCGTCACTTGACCGGCAGACGGCGCTGTTTATCGGCGCGGAAGACATCATCGTGCCCTACGGGGCGTCTAACCTTGAGTCCGCAGAGCGTGTCACGCACCGGATGCGGAAGACCAAGAATGATCTGAGAAAGTTGCAGGTCAGTGGGTTCTACCGGGACGTTGACCTTGGTGAGCCTCACCGCACGTTGGACGACGTTGAGAAGCAAAAAGCGGAGGAGCAGGGCTTCTCTGCGTCGATGGATGATCGTTTCCAGATTCTGGAGATGCACGTTAACTTGGACTTGGAAGGCTATGAGGACAAGGATGAGAAAGGTAATCCGACCGGCATCGCGCTCCCGTACATCGTCACGATCGAAAAAGGTACTAGCACCGTCCTCGCCGTCCGTCGAAATTGGCTTGAAGATGACAAGCTCAAGCTCCGCAGACAGCACTTCGTCCATTACGGATACATCCCCGGCTTCGGGTTCTATTACTTCGGCCTCATCCACCTCATCGGTGGGCACACTCAAGCGGCTACAAGCCTCCTTCGTCAGTTGGTTGATGCGGGTACTCTCGCGAACCTTCCCGGTGGACTGAAAGCCCGTGGCCTTCGGATCAAGGGAGACGATACCCCCATCGCTCCCGGCGAGTTCCGGGATGTAGACCTGCCGAGCGGGGCTATCCGGGACAATATCCTGCCGCTTCCTTATAAGGAGCCTAGCCAGACGCTGGCGGCATTGATGGAGAAGATCGTAGAAGATGGCAAGCAGTTCGCCGCTGCCAGCGATCTAAACGTCTCCGATATGTCTGCTCAGGCCCCGGTGGGCACCACGCTTGCCGTTCTGGAGCGGGCGTTGAAGGTGATGTCGGCTGTACAGGCCCGCATCCACTACGCCATGAAGCAGGAGTTCAAGCTGATCGCAGCTATCATCCGGGACAACACCCCGGAGGAGTATGGCTACGAGCCGAATATCGGGGATGCCGGGGCTAAAAAGTCTGACTACGACATGGTGGACGTACTCCCCGTGTCTGATCCCAACGCCTCCACCCTCGCCCAGCGAGTGGTGCAGTACCAAGCGGTAATGCAGCTAGCCCAAGCTTCACCCGATATCTATGATCTTCCTATGCTACATAGGCAGATGATTGAGACACTGGGTGTCAAGAACGCAGACAAGCTGATCCCGGACGAGGCGGACATGAAACCGCTTGATCCGGTGTCGGAGAACATGGCGATCCTGCGCGGCAAGCCGGTCAAGGCGTTCCTGTACCAAGACCATGAGGCGCACATCTCTGTCCACATGGCGGCTATGCAAGACCCGAAGATTTCGGCCATTGTCGGTCAGAGTCCGCAAGCACAAGCCATCATGGGTGCGGCGAATGAGCATTTGATGGAACACGTAGCCTTCCAGTATCGGAAGGAGATTGAGAAGCAGTTGGGTGCATCCCTCCCGCCGCCTCCTGACTTTGACGGGGACGATGAGGAGCTTGGGCACCTCCCGCCTGAGATTGAAGTTCAACTGTCGCAGCTTGCCGCACAAGCCGCAGCCCGCCTCCTCCAGAAGGATCAGGCTGAAGCCCAGATGCAGCAGGCGCAACAGCAAGCACAAGACCCGCTGGTGCAGATGCAGCAGATGGACTTGCAGATCAAGAAGCAGTTGGCTGACCTGAAAGCCCAAGAGCTTCAGCTTGATGCTCAGATTCAGATGGCTGAGATCGAGCGCAAGAAACTGAAAGACCTCGCAGACGCCGCCGCCCGTGAGGACGAGTTGCGCCTGCGCGAGAAAGAAATCGGGATGCGGAACGAGTTGGATGGCGCTCGCCTTGGCTACGACATGATGCACAAGAAGGAGCAGAACCAGATCAACGCGGCCAATCTCGCAGACCAGACCCGGCTCAAAGAGTCGCAGCAGGAGATGGATGGCTACCGCATGGGTAGCGAGCATAGCCTGCGCCGCCAAGAGATAGAGCATAACCGCGAGCAACGTGCCGCGCAGGCCAAACAGGCCGCCAAACCGCAGCAAAAACCCAAGAAGGAGGGTAAATGAGTCAGCAATCCGCCGTTGCCTACTTGAACCTCAAGTTGGACGAACAGGCGCAAATCGTGTCCGAGCATCTCACCCGTGGTGGGGTGAAGGACTACGCGGAGTATCAAAGGCTTTGTGGGGTGATTCAGGGTCTTAGCCACGCAAAGCAAATTATCGATGACCTTGCAAAACGTCTGGAGGACGCTGATGAGTGATGTAAACGTAGAGAAAACCCAAGCTGAAGCCGAGGAGAAGGCACGACAACTGCCTCAACCCAAAGGCTACCGCCTGCTCTGCATGGTGCCTAAAGTCGAGGAGACGTTCGGAGATTCCGGGCTGATCAAATCGACCGAAACCGTGCGAGTCGAAGAGCAAACCACGCTGGTACTGTTCGTCGCAAAAATGGGCGACATGGCATACAGCGACACTACGCGATTCCCCACGGGGCCGTGGTGCAAAGAAGGTGATTTCGTTCTGGTACGGGCGTATTCCGGCACGCGCATCCGTATTCACGGAACGGAGTGGCGCATCATCAATGACGACACCGTTGAGGCTGTCGTTGAAGACCCACGCGGCCTGTACCGCGCATAAGGAGTGAATGACATGGCTGATGAAGAGTTCAGGTTCCCCGACGAAATCCCGTCTGAAGGTGTCGATGACCTTGAGATTGAGATTGTAGATGATACTCCTCCAGAGGATCGTGGCCGCGCACCGCTGCCCCGAAACGTGGTGGAAGAACTGGAAAACGATGATCTGGAAGAGTATTCCGAGAAGGTAAAGAAGCGTCTCGGCCAGATGAAAAAGGTCTGGCACGATGAGCGCCGCGAGAAGGAGCGGGCACATCGGGAGCGCGAGGAAGCCTTACAATTCGCCCAGCGGGCGTATGAGGAGAATCAGAAACTTCGTCAGACTCTGGGTGCAGGCGAGAAAGCCTACGTCCATGAGATAACCAAGTCGGCTTCTGCGGAAGTCGCGGCGGCAAAAGAGAAGCTCAAGCAGGCATATGAGACGGGTGACTCCGAGCTTATTGCTGATGCTCAGGAAGCACTTACCGACGCAAAACTTAAAATGCGTGAGGTAGAAAGTTTCCGACCCTCTTTACAAGAAGAGGAAAAAGATGTACAAACTGTACAACAGGCTCAGACACCCCGCGTAGCTCCAGTCGATAAGAAAGCTGAAGCATGGCGAGAAAAGAACCAATGGTTCGGTGTAGACGAGGAAATGACCGCCCTCGCACTTGGTCTGCACGAAAAATTGGTCCGGTCGGGTGTCGATCCGCGCAGCGACGATTACTACCGACGAGTTGATGAGACGATGAGAAAGCGATTCTCGGATTATTTCGAGGACGCTGAACCGCAGCAGACTAAGTCTGCTACGCGCAGATCGGCCACTACGGTGGTTGCTCCAGCTACGCGGAGTACCGCGCCGCGTCAGGTCCGCCTGACACCATCGCAAGTTGCGCTCGCCAAGAGGCTTGGCTTGACCAACGAAGCGTATGCAAGAGAAATGATGAAACTGGAGAACCAAAATGGCTGAGAATCGTCTTGCTCGTGAAGTGGAAAATCGGGAATCCGCACAGCGTAAACAGCTCTGGACCCCGCCTGAGACCCTCCCAAACCCGAAAGCACAACCGGGTTGGGTGTTTCGATGGATTCGGACAACCATCATGGGGCAAATGGACCCCACGAATGCGTCCGCAAAGTTCCGTGAAGGTTGGGAGCCTGTGAAGGCTGCTGATGTACCGGAACTGATGATGTTTACTGACCCCAACAACAATAGCCGTTTCAAGGACAACATTGAGATCGGTGGATTGTTGTTGTGTAAGGCCCCCGAAGAGATGGCGAAGCAGCGGGCAGATTATTACTCCCGTCAAGCGCAATCCCAGATGGAGGCTGTTGACAATAGCTTCATGCGGGCGAACGACGAGAGGATGCCGCTCTTTAACGAGAAACGCTCCGCAACGTCCTTCGGACGCGGAACCAAACCTTAATTTAGGAGTCTTCAATGGCTTACCCTACGATTGACAAGCCGTATGGCTACAAGCCGATCAATTTGATCGGTGGACAACCTTTCTCAGGTTCGACCCGAAACTATCCGGTTCCCTACAACAACGCGGCTGCCATTTTCTATGGCGATCCCGTTGTTCTGACGAACGGTTATATCGGCCTCCCGACGCTTCCGGTGAACAGCACCAACGTAATTGTTGGTATCTTCCTCGGTTGCTACTACACCAACCCGGCTACCAAGCAGCGTCTGTTCTCGCAGTATCTGCCCGCTGGTACGCTGGCTGGCGACATCACGGCAATCGTCGCTGACGACCCGGATGTGGTTCTGCGTTGCGCGGTTACGGC